ATGACGCTTTTCGTAACTGACCCTGACTTGATATCTGGATAGATATATCCTTTTATTTGAAAATTTAAAGTCCATATAATTTCTCTCCTTAAACTGAGTTCACCTTCGTATGAATCTTCAAGGGAAACACCATTTAATATTATAGTAATATCAGGCTTAATATTCATGGCGGGAACTAAATTCACACTAACTGTAAATTCTGGAGTAAAGAAAGGAACAATCTGTTCAAAAATCTGTGCACCATCTTCTGAATTATCTACCAGTGCTGACAATGTAAAATCAAAATTATAAGGAACAGGATTATACTGCTTCATAAGGGAACTGGTTCCCGCTGCAGTATTTGCGGCATAAGTTTGACCTAAAGTATTTAATTTCCTAGTTCCATCATAAGTAATTCCAGTTAAAGAAAATCCCATTCTTGGAAGGGTTGTTGAAACACCCCCATCAGCCTGAACTGCTCTCATTCTAAGAATTAATTTGTCTTTGGCTTCGTATGAAATAGGAACTTTAATCTGTTCTGTTATAACTCCAGCTGAATTTCTCCTTTGAATGTTTATATCATTAAAAAGTGTACCAAAAATTGCCACATATTTTCTAATAGTTTCATGATAATAAGTTGTTCCTAACATTATAGACTCCCGAATGGATTACCTTCGGTGAAATCAATAATAGCATCTGCGGCCGCTTCTATTTCTACATTACTTGCAGCTGCAGCTGTATCTGCGGCAGATGATTGGGCATCAAAAGAAGTAATAGAGTAAGTCGCACTAGAATCATCTCCAATAATGTTTACAGTTCCAGAAAAGTTGCCTGTCATGTTTATGAGATTTAATAGTTTGTCAGCTGCATTCCAACTGGCCACCTCTCCCTTGACTGTAGCAGCGGCGAGTGATGCCCCCTGATAAACTTGTTCACCAACAGTATAATTACCACTACCAGTATTCATTGTAAAATCAATAGAATAAGATTGTGCTCGTTCAATTGCATCTATAACTTCAATACCAGTATTAAGAGATTGATCAGAATAAAAGAACATTTCACATAGAAGATCGTAAACTTGTAATCCACCAGTTTGATAAAATATGGATTCATCTTCTACAAACATTACTTGAAATAATGATCCAGTAGTAGGAAAATAAATTAGATCTCCCCCTGCTGGTGCGTCTGCTCTTCCTTCACCTTGAACATTCAATTCCGCCCATCTGCGTCTCGCAACAGTAAAAGTAATTTGATCTTTTATTTGTATTCCAAACTTTGAAATAAAATCACCCTCACCCTCAAATCCGTCTATGGATTTAATATACATTTCAATTGTATGAGCACTATTATAAGATGCAGTATTATCCTCGCCCATCAATGTATCTTCATCATTCAATGTTCTGGGACAATAATATACATCCATACCAAAGGTTTTGATAGCTTCAATATTTAAATTTTCTATCAATCTTTGCTCTGGTGTATTTGTACCATGCAGATTGAAATACTGATTTGTTGCCATTTATTATCCTATTAAATGATCTATTGGTAGTTCATACCGTAGCGACATTTCTGTTTGAATGGTTTCTAACTCTGCGGTTGCGTCATCATATAATTGTCTTCCATTCATCGTTACTCCACCCGGCAATTGCATTCCCTCAAACTTGGTAAGATTTTGGCCCCATTGTTTTTTCATCAATGCGGTATTATATCTTTTGAGAAACATATCACCCCAAATATCGGTATACGTGGCCGGATCAAGAATTTTATCTACTTCAACAACAATAAAATCATCTATGGTAACATCTGAGCCCCATGAAATATCAAGATATAGTTTGTCTGCATGTCGATTATATCTAAATGATGGCTGACCTGTAAACATTTCATTAATCAACGCTAAATATTCTTGTGCAATTTCAAAACTTGCTAAACCACCACTTCCCAATGAATGCATTTCAGATAGTGCAAATTGATATTTAGAGGAAAACATAGAATTAGTTCTAGAATTATCAGAAAAAGGAATAATTCTTCGAACTCCAATAATTGCTTCGGCTATCGATATGTATTTGTTATCAAAGTCACCTATTGCGGTTGCAGTAGATGCATGAGTTGTTGCGGTTGCTGAACTTGTATTACCTGTAATAGTTTCGCCAGTAGAGAATGTTGTAGTAGTATTTGCATAAAACGTATTACCATCCCCTCCCGATTTAACTTCTGGGTCTTTATATCTTAAAGTAGTATTAGCACTATGATATTCGTGTATAGTTGCTTGAACACCACTTGTTCCACCAGTAATTATTTCACCATTTGAAAAAGTTCCGGTTGGAGCTCCTGCTAATTTAAGAGTAGATCCAGATACTTGATGTTTTAGAAATGTGTTTTCAGTTGCATCAAAATGATATTCTTGGTAAAATTGGAGAGAATCATCGATACAATCTTCTACTTGGTCATCATCAATATTCAATTCGACTACTGGCCATCCAAGTTTCCGTTTACAGTAATCTTTAAAAGTTGTTCTAGTAGTTGGTTGTGTCATTTAGTTGCCTCTGCAGATATCGTTATAATTCCTTCTGCCAATCGTTCTACTATTGTACCACCCGATTGAGTATATTCAACATCGTAAACATAATTTCCAGGGGAAATAGCCGCGGTTTGAGTTGCAGTCAACGAGATTGTTACATTTGATCCTGCAACAGCAGTTGTTAAAGTGGTAATATTATTTGATGAGTGGTAAGATTGACGCATCTTAGCGGCACAAGTGCCTGTAGAAATAGTGACATTCTGGCTAACAGAATTTTGTGCGTAGATTACTTTTTCAAACGTGCAACCTTGATCTAATGCAATGTTTACAGTTTGTTTTTGGAGGGTCAATGCCACAATCCTTCTCCTTTTATAATAGTGAATAGTATAGTTACTATACTATTTATATCATAGAGTTATTAATGATTAATCAATAATGGAATATCTTTTTACATTATCTACATCAATAGGAATTGCCAATTGAATATCCATTGCAATAGTGATACGAATATCATCTGTGGGATTGGGATTAACATAGTGTGGGACGGTTCCAGAAAAAATAACTAGTTCTCCTTCTTGATTTGTATCATGATGCTCTTTTCCATCTATTATATAAACTGTTCCAATTTTAGGATCACCACAAATAAAAATATTTGCAGCAATGACCAGGGGGTGATGGCGGTGAGTTGTAATTCCTTCATTCTTTCTAAAGGTATTTACCCATAATTGTATTCTCATGGGAAAATAAGGAGTATATGGACTCCACGCTTTTTTGATGGAAGTTTTGAGTTTTGGAAGGAGAATTTTACCAATTGCAGGATGCTCTGATAACCAATCATAACACCAAAATCTTCCAGTTAAAGAATCGTCCTCTGTTCCCGGATATAAATCTGGACCAGAAGCTTTAACAGACTTTTCATTCTGTAAAATAATTTCTTTAATAGCAGAACATTCTCTACTATCTAATATTTTCTCGCAATAAGGTGTGGGACTGATTTGATGTCCTTGTATCAAATGAGATATCGGAGATTGCTCACGTGGTTCCATAACATATTAGTTTAATTTTGCTTTTAGTTCATCAATTTGAACTTGTTGTTCTTTAATTGCTTCAAGAAGAACTGCAGTCATTTTTGAATATTGAATTCCAGCTGGGTTTCCGTCTGGATCATAAGATACCAAATTAGGAAGAATTTTATCCACATCTTCTGCAATAAGTCCATAATGATTTGATCTCTTATCGTTATCTTTATCTTTTTTCCAATCGAATGTTACTCCTTGCATTTGCATTACAGCTGGAAGTATATTTTCAATAGGTTCAATATTATCTTTCATTTCTCTCATAGAAGATTCTGTAATAGTATCTGTAACTGTCAAATTATCACCAATAGTTACTACAGAAGTTGTATGCCCTATTGTTACTGCAATACCAGAAGATTCTGTTGCAATCTTCATTATACCCTGTGAATTGGTAATATAAGAATCTGTACCATTATGATATAGTGTCATATCTTGAGCGTCACCACACTTAATCGGGGAACTATCTGTTAAGTGTAACGAATCCGTAGCTTGATTCCACAACATAAAAGAACCAGCTGCGGCACCAAAAAACTTAACATCATATCCAGTATCATCTACACCGACACTTACTGCACCATCTACTTGAACTAATGTAGATGCGTTAATATCAACAGTAGGAGCAGTAATGTCTAAAGTTGTTCCAGAATTAATCTCTAAGTGTCCATCGGCGGAAGCGATAATATTTTCACCACCTGCGGCATCATGGAATGAAAGTTTTGAATCTGTAGTCAAGACCAATTCATCGGCTGACTCATCCCATAACATATATTGTCCAGTAGTAGTACCAAAAAACTTAACATCGTGTCCAGCTGTATCTGCGCCAACCGTTACTGCACCCACCACCGCTAATGCATCAGCAGTAGCGTGATCATTTCGTAGATAAAGAGTGGTTGAACCAGAACCCGCTGTATTATTTTGAATTATACTTGCAGTAGTTCTTGTAGCAGTAGAAGATGAATCCGAATCAATATAAAGAGAGGAACCTGTAGTTGCCGAATCATCATAAATGTTTATACCTCTTCCTGTGGTAAGTGCTTCCGCTTGTACATCAAGGATAGTTCCAGTAGTAGCAGCTGATGCAATCTTGGCGGTATTTGTAGTGTCTTGTTCTGAATCAATTTCTAAAGAATAACCACCGGCCGCTAGATTCGTATCAATGAATAATCCTCTTCCTGCGTCTGCTACCAATGCGAGAGTTGTTGAGCCTACTGCTGATGCATGATTCTGTGTTATACTTGCAATATTTCTTGTACCTGTACTTGCAGAATCACTATCAACAACTATAGCTGAACCAGTAGTTAATCCGTCCATTGACATATTAATACCAGTACCAGTAGTGGCGGCATCTGCTGTAATATCAATAACTTTTCCTGTCATGATTCCAGCTTGACTTACTTCAAGAACTGTTCCGCTTGTTGCAATAGAAGCTATCTTTGCTACATTTGTAGTAGTTTGTTCTGAATCAACTTCAAGTGCATATCCACCAGCCGCAAGATCAGTATCAATAAATATACCTCTTCCTGCATCTGCTTGTACAGTAAGTCCTGTTGAGTTTACTGCAGAAGCATGATTTTGAATAATCGTTGCTATACTTCTAGTATCAGTAGCAGAAGAATCAGAATCAATATAGAGTGCTGATCCAGTAGTAAGTGCATCAGAAGTAATATCAATAACTTTACCGGTGGTTACTGAATCTGCTGCAATGTCAACAACATCTGCGGTTGTTTGACTAGCAGTAACACTTACTGCAATTTGATCTACATCTTGTGAAGTAACTGAAAGGGCGGGTTTTCCTGAATCGGTCTTTTGTGTTATACCTGCATGACCTACCCAAGCATTTGCCCATTGCATTGTAGTATTACCAATATTAAAAGTAAGATTGGCATTTGGAATTAGGCTGGAATTAATATCTGCGGTGAATGTTACTTGATCTGTGGTTGCATCACCAAAAATGAGATTACCACTTATCGTAGTATCTCCATCTGTGATAAGATTTCCATGTATTCTTAAATTTTCTCCTATCACTGCCGATTTGAGGATACCCACGCCTCCTGCGGTGATAATCGAGCCAGTAGTATTACTTGTAGAATTTGTAGTATCTAACAACTTAATGAAATTACTCATTCCATCAGTTTGTGTCATTACCACAACTTCATTGGTCTTGACTCTCCATTGGTCAAAGGTATCTGTTAATGCGACATTGGCACTCATGGTTTATGACTCCTATTTTGTTCTAATAAATTCTGTAAGAAGAGTTTTTATTTCAAGCATTTCTACTCTTAGGGTTGTGAGTTCTTCGACTTGATCTCTTAATATATTTATATCATTTTGTTGTTTATGAAAATACATTCGTTCTCGTCTATGTTGTTGTAAAGCATTGTAATCTGTATTCAATAATGCCTTCGAATGGGTGTCCCTCATAAATCTAGAATCTTCTGTTTGTACAATTCCCATATTAATCTAATGCGATTGCTCGCATGTCCTTTACTCTTGGCATATCGTAGGTAGTATCTGCAACTAATGCTATCTTAATTGCAAACGTTTTAAAAGTTTCATATCGTACACTATTCGATGTATATGCGGCGGTTTCTGCGGGAGTTTGATAAATAAATTCTTGAATATCATCTTTCCCTTTAGAAATAACTCCACTAGAAGTCTCTTGCGTCATTAGTATATAGTTTTTCATATCAAAGTCATCTGGGTCATCGGCGTTCTTAACTTTATAATATACATGAACATTTGTACCTAAAGGTTTATATGCACTTAGAATAATTTTTAAATCTGATGCATCGAAACCATCTTTAAGAGTGACCCTTCGTGAGATATATTTTGCTGATATTGGGCCACCACTATTTCTTTCTTCTCCTGTACATTGTACTGCTGAATTAACTGAACCTACTCCAGTAATAGAAGAAATATTAACTGTTGGATTTTGAGTATATCCAGAACCAGCAACAGTCACTACAACATTTGAAACATAACTATTAGCAATGAGTACAGTCATCTTAGTATTGCTGTAGGCATGTCCAGATGTGTATACATTCGCCATTGCATTTGCATTTGCCCATATCAAACACCCATTAGTAAATCCGATAGTTCCAGCGGCCGGTGATCCGCCAGGAGTAGGAATAGTTTTATTGTTTGCATTTGTTTTAATAGTAACTGAAGAAACGTTCTTTGTAGGATCACCATCCAAGTGAGTGACCGCCGAAATAATACCATAGACACCACTATTTTCTGCAAGTGTATGTAAGGAATTACCAGAAGTATTACACATCACAGGATCACCAACAACAAAAGAATATGGGGGCGTAGCTCCTCCATTAGATGATCCAAGTGTAGTAGAATTCGAATTAACATTCATTGTCATTTCAACATGAACATTTACTGATGCGGTATTTTCTGTTCCTCCACTTATTATAGTTGCGGTATATGCCGATGACATAACATTTGAATAACCAGATCCTTTGGTTGATATTGAAAAATCTGCATCTGCAAGTCCACCATTGTCAATATAATTTTCGACAGAAATTAAATTCAAACGATCAAGATCAATAACAGGTGAAATATGAGAATTAGAAGATTTCATTTCTGCTCTAATTCTAAAAGATCCATTAGTATATGCAAGTACTCTTTTTCTATCTGTCAATTCATAGTTCTGATCTGGACTAAATTTTACATAAGACGCAGATCCTTCAGTACCATCAGCTAATGTAAACGTTCCATTAGATGCTGCATATTTCCATTGAAGTTCAGTATCACTAAAATCTATAGTAGAAGTTCCAACTTTGATTAAATCTGCCATTACGTTTGTTGTATTACCTGTGGCAGAATTTGCAGCGGTAATAAATTTTGCAAAGTTATTACTACCACCTCCACCTATATCAAACTCCGCTCTTTGCATATTGAACATAATATACTTATTTGGATCTGCTTCCCATATTCCTGCGTTTTGAGGTTTATAGAATGATCCTACAAATGAAGGTTTAGATATTTTGGCAATAGACCCTGTAGATGCTTTTCCTTCTTCTGCCATGTGTACAACATACTCTGTACTATTTGATGTGAGGACTAATGCATACTCATCAGGCGTCAAGAAAACAGGAGAATTAAAAGTAAATGTTGTTCTTGTAGTTGTATTTGCCAGAGAAGAGTTTGCCGTAGTTGAGACTTGTACTCTATCCGGATTTAATGAAACTTCACTAAATGGAATTACTTTAGAAGCACTTGGAAATCCGTTAACAATCGGCCGTAGTTGTAATTTAATTGGAAGCTTAGTATCTTTTGTAGCGAAATTCAAAGTAACATTTCTTAAGAACAGTCCCTTTGGAAATGAATTGGGATCAACATGAAATGTTTGACATAGTGGATTAACCCAATTTGATTTTTCTGTTGAACGTGCAGTAGTATCTCTAACAATTGCTTTATCATTAGGAAGTTCTCGTTGATTTATAGTTTCTCTTGTCGAAATTAATAACTGTTCACGGCTCTGTAAAATTCCTTTTGATACAAATGTTGATTCTGATGAAGTAATAGTAGCGGAAACATTATTCAATGAATTGTCTGTAATTCTAAGAAGTTTATTTCCTGATCTCCAAGTTGCGTCTGGAAGATGGAATTCTCCCGCAATCTGTCCAGAATCATCAGTTTGCATAATACCATTCGCTACACCAACTGAAAAGTGAGTTCTTGTTGAAACGTTTGCTGTTGCAGTACTTGTTAAACCTTCTACGGCATTAGCTACAGTAAATACGTGAGTTGCATCACCAATGGTTGCTATTCCAAATGATTCTCGTTGACCTTCTGGAAGACTATTCGCTGATCCATATTGAGATGAATCGGTTGCGGCGGTATTTCCTGTTATGTTTGAAAGGAAAACTGTAGCAGTATTATTAAACGTATTAGAGGAGAACATAATTGTTCCATAATTATTTGCTCCATCCTTAAGTGTTTCTCCTACAGAAAATGTACCATTAACAGTAATAAGAGCCAATTTACTTGCTGGTCTTATATTTGCAGATACATCTGTTTCACTAAAATATACATAAACATTAGTAAGTGGTTGTAATCCTGTTGCTGCAAAGAAAACAGTTTGTCCTCTTACATACGGCACAACCGTTGTATCAACAACTTTATTACCTATTGATTTAAGAACTGATTCTGGTGGAGTATTGGCACTAATTCCAACTCTTGACTTGGAATCGGTCATCTCTGCTGTACTTCTATTTGCTTTGCCTGTTTTACCTACTTTATCTACACCAGTTTGTGGTTGTTCAGTTACTTGTTTTCCTGTCCAGTTAGTACTCCAATCATCATATTGAGAACCAAATCCTGTTCTACCAGTAGATGGACTTAATGCCCAATTATCATTTTGACTTTCCAAGTTTGTTGTAACATCAGGCCTCGTTCCTTGTGAAAACCACGTATCAGAATTAGGAAATGTTTTTATTGACCCCATCCAATTTGTAATATTGAAAGGATTGAGGGCTTGAGTAGCACTTGAAAGTGGCTGTACAATAAAATCTGTATCAGTATATGGTAAAGTAATTAAATCTCCGGTTTTTGTTACGTTATTACTATATCCTAAACTATATGTAAGTCGATGATTATCATAGTAGAATCCCGGTCTCATTTCTTTCTTTGCATATTCTACTGAAACGTTATAATCATCATTCATTACATCACCTACTGAGTGACCACTAAAGGAATCTACTAATATACCATTCTTAAATGCTGTTCCTGTTGGATTGAATAAAGAATCTCTTGCGCCTCCAGTCGAAAAGTTTCTTGAGGCGGTTTCTTTTTCTAGTATGGTTAAGGCGGTATAATATTCTATTCTTTCAATTCTCTTTTCCAATTTACCAATGTCTCTCATGGTAAATCGTTTGTTATCAACATATCGTGTAGTAATATCAGTAAGATTAAAAGTATATGCCGGTATACTCAATGAATACAATGTCATTGAGTCTTCATCATCTGGAGGTGCTACTGGATTAAGGCCAGATTCTCCCCTAAGTGTTTTAAATTTTCTATCTTTGGTAAGTGCTATTTTATCTACTCTTGACAAATAATAACTGAAAGATGAAGTAATTGTACCATCTGGATCAGGAGTTGGAATTCCTTCAATGGCCAATGTATCATTCATATCATTTGATGCGTTTTCCCTTCTCGGGCGTAAATCAATTGCATCTCTTAGATTAACTGTTGCTCCTGTTGTGGGGCTAGTAAAATCTGGAATTGTCCCATAGCTAAACGGTAAAGTACTTGCGGCATCTACTTTATTATAATCCCCAGATGTTGGATATGAATCTACAGCATGATAACCTTCACCACCATCCCAATTAAAATAATCGACAACAACCATAATTTTACCTGAGGGTCCTGGCTGACCAGGCTTTAACTTTATAGTAGCGTGATCATAAAAGTTATCTTTTTGTCCCGATTCAAATGTGTATCTACTAGCGATATTATTAGCTGATGCCACCATCATTGCTGCTGTAACATGAATAAATGGTTGTCCTGAATCCACAACTTTAACTAAATTAAATGCATCCGAAACAGGAACAGTATCGGTTCCAGTTTGTGTTTGATTTGGAGTTTCAAAATAAAACTGTCCACCCGCTACAGAAGTTGTGGGCACTGCAGGAGATCCAGTAGTTGCAACAATAGCTGATCCGTTTCCTGAAACCAATGTTTTTGTTCTTGGCCCCGGCTCTTTCTTTATAGAAGAACTTTCTACAGTATAAATAATATCTGCTACAAAAACAGCGCTGGTGTTACAATATATGTCTACTGATTGTCTTGTACCATTAACTGTGACCGGCCTAATTGTTGTACCTGCATCATTAACTGCTCCTAAGTCGAGATAATTTCCAGTTGCTAATAGTCTTGCTTCTGCTGGATCTGAACTTGTTAATGTGGCAGTAGAAGAAACTGCATTAACAAATGTTTGAGCGGCATTAGGAGTCTTAACAACTACAATGAAATTTTCTTTTGAATTGGTTGTAGATAAAGTACCACCACTCGGCATAAATCGATAATTAGGATTAGATAAAGTAATAGTTAATTTTCCAGAAGCATCCGATGAAAGTGCTTTCTCAACTTTCTTAAACGAGTAACTAACTGTATTACCTGTTGCTGAAGTTTCCTTAATTGGACTTTGAGGTAACGGAAAGACAAGAGTATTCTTATCTGTATTAGATAAGATTGTATTTCCTGAAGTACTACTATTATATTTTCCGGCATCTGCAATGTCAGCATGTGTATTAATAGTAGGAGGTGCGGCTAATGTTGAAGTAATTATACTTTCTGCATCTTTAATTTTGAAATCTATATCGTAAGTAGTATTAGCTAGGGTTGCTTGAGAAAATACGGCATTAGCCACTACATATTTTCCAGCATCCATTAACAATATTTTACCTAATGTCGATGAATTTGGAGTGCTTGTACTTGTATCATCTTGGAGAATTATATCTGTAGAATCTTCCTGCGTAATACCATTAACGACAGAAAAATAATCATCTATAATTCTAACATCACTAGTAGAATCTATACCATTTGTAGTATTAACTGTAATACTTGCACCAGTATAGGCATCATTTGCATAAGAAGTAGTAAGAAGATCTAATTGGATCATTCTAGTGTTCGCAGTTGGAGAGTCTACCGAAGCTTCAGCGAAATCATAATTCAAACCACCAACCGTACCTGTGATATTATTTGAAGTATTAACATCCCAGAGATATAGTCTGTAATTAGAATGATTTGTATCTGCGTATGCTGAATTTCCAGAACTAGTATCCCAATCCATACTGCGGACTCTTGCTGTTCCAACTTGAGTCGCGGCAAATGTAGTATTATTAGTTAAGTTAATCGAGGCAAAAGGAACTGAATGTAATTGACAAACTTCAGAAGCACCAACATCAAATAAACTACTGGCAGTATCAACCACAAGATAGTTTCCTATTTCTGATGTCATACTATAATCAACAACAGAGTCAGTATCCCTACCCTTATCTACATCAAGATATTGTGTATCAATACTCTCATATTCATAACCTTTTACATAAGCCTTACCTGCATCCATACCAGCAGAAATTTCAGACTCGTTGTAAATTATTGCACCGGCTAAATTTGTAGGGAGAGTTGTTTGTACTGTTAATCTTGTATTATTAGCAATTGCGGTAATAGTTGAAGTTGTAGTATTAGCTCCAAGATAAATCTCATCTCCTACATCTAATTCAGTTACAAAAAGAGTATTATTTCCATGTACTGTAGTACCATCAACACCTGAAGCTGCGGTTGTACCAGAAATTCCTCTATGAATTTTTAGATCTAAATTAAATGGAGTGATTGTATAGTCACCAGACTCATCATGTGTCCGCCTTGCCAAAGTTTTTTCAAGTTCCCCATACATGGGATACTTAACTTCTTCATTTTTAATACCACTTATAACTTTCAACAACTGGATAAAATTTTCATCTGCAAGTTGTAGAACCGGATCTGTTGATGCGAGTGATTTACTTTTTAGGGCTAACTCAATTTTATATCTTGCTGCCCCTGGAGCCGCATAGTTGTAAGTACCTGAAGCTGGATCAAGTAACAGAGGATCATCATCACTTGTTTTTGTTGATTCTGTAATTTCTAATCCAACTCTCCCAGAAGGAGTTTTGGAATAGGCATCCATGATTATAGTATTTGCGGGGGTAAAGAGGAAGAATCCACCAACATAAAATACGCCTGTATCGACACTAACAACCGAACCGTTACCAGTTGCACCTTCAATACCTGATGCTCCCGCGGCACTAACAACTGTTGCTTGTACTGCACCAGCTGCGATTGTTTCTCCGTCTTCAAATGTATCACCTGACAAATAATGGAACATTAACGTAGGTTGAGTACTGGAAGTGGCCGCCTGCGAAGCCACGATCCGTGCTCTTGCGTTAGAAGTTGCACCAACAACAGTAGTTCCGGAAAAGGAGGCCGCATTAATATTTTCCCCCGATTCTTGAGTTTCTAGCTTAAGAGATTTAACTTCAGTATCTAAAGTTACCTCTCCACCAAAAACTTTACTACCGTCTTTGAACATATGCTGACCATATCGTTCAATCTGTTTTTGAAGTATGGTCTGTAATTGTGTTACTTCCCTTGCCTGAACTGCATACCCAGGTCTAAAAAGAATACGATAATAATTCGTTGACTCGTCATAATCATCATAATACGGCGTAACATTGAAATTTGTAGAAAGTGGCATTCAATCTTCCTCTAGTATAAAATGATTAGAATTCAATAATTAATTTAACATCTTCTATTTGGTCATCCGCTCTTGTTACAGGTGAACGATTTTCTATGTAGAGGACATCTCCAGAAAATTTCTCGAAATCCCCACCAACTACTGCACTAGTATTTGCTGATGCTCCACTTGGTGCTGTAAAGGTTTCATTTGCTTGAAATGATCCGGCAATGGCGTCATATCCAACAGTAGTGTTTGCTCCCATAGTAACATCAACCAATCTTAGAGTTGTGTTATTTTTGAAGTCAACAACTTTACCGGTTGCACCCGATTGTGATCCAGTACATAGCTCATCTTCTGCGAATGCTGTACTATTCCAAGATTGAACTGTTATAGTTACACATTGATCAATTGTTGATGCGGTTGCAACATCACCATTAGCATATAATGGTTGAGCTATGAGCCCTATCTTACGGAAATCGTTATTTGTAGTAAAGTTTCCAGACTCTCCGTATTCCAATCGACTATTGACCATGACAAAAAATCCACCAAGTTCCTCAATTGCGTCATCACCATGTCCACCACGTGGGCCGATAATTGGTGTAACGGCTCCAGCAGAACCTGCGTTTGTAATAACTGTTGCTACGGCATTACCATAATTGTTACCACCGGCAACAACCACAATATCACCAATAACACCAGATGCGGTATTGGTTGCACGAACATTTGCTCCATGTCCATCACCAGTAATTGAAATTTTAGGACCGATAGAATATCCATCACCGTCTGCGGGAACATTGGCACTTGCTAATGCAGGTGTCCAAGTTACAACATCAGTACCGGCTTGGAAATCTGTAATCGTTCCACCTTTACCTGTAACACCACTTGCGGAGTCTGAAGTAAAGTAAATATCATTATTGACAATCTGATCAGTTGCTAAACCAGTACCTGAGATTTTACAAGTAGTTGTGGTTTCTGTGTGTCCAGATTGAACTGTTCCAGTTTCAAATGTATAAGCACTTCCAGCGGTTGTAACATGAACCACTTCAATGGCTCCATTACCTGAAGTATTTGCTGCAATCTCAACATCATATTGAAACGATGAATCAGTAGTATTTGCAATCGCGTTATTTGCTTTACGTACACGTTGTGTAGGTATATAACTCGGTGTTACAAACTTAAGAGCTCTTGCGGCTGAGATCTGATACATGAACTTCCATTTATAACTATCAGCAGTTGTGATAATGGCTGTTCCTGTTCCAGTAGGTTTAGTTGTAGATGTTCCACCAGCATTGTTGTTGGCAAGACATTTATATACGTTATAGTCATCTGTCATCACGTAAAATTGTTGATCGAACAAAGCATTATTTGCATGACTGTATGCATAATAGTTTGATGCTGTTGTCCAATTATAACGTGGTGCTACATGACTTACATCTGTAGATCCGATTTTCTTAGCTGCAATCATGTCTCTCCAATGATTGTAGACCGTATTAGAAACCGAATCGGTAGGTGTGGGTGGTGCGGTATCATCCGCCCAAGCAGTTACTTTACCAATAAATAAATACATATTAGTATTGAGTAACCCGCTTGCATCCGTAATAGCAGCGCCAGAAGTAGTAGATATCTCATCGAAAGCTTCTACAAACTGTTTTGCATTATGGATTCTGAATTTATTGGTTACTATAGCAGGCATTTTCTTATTCCTCCAAAAAATTGTATAAGTTGTGTTAAAAAATCAATGATTGCTCATTGTTATATTTATGTCTTTTTCAATTTAATTAAATTTAAAGTTGATATACAGAGTCGCTTATTCCACCCGGCATACATTTTCTAGTTACTTCTAAAGAAGTATCATTAGTAATAGTCTTTACCATAAAAGCTTGTGCATCTAGTACTAATTGTTGTCCTCCATCCTCCCAAAGCATATTATTATTTTCCCATTCTGGGGCTTCTCGTTCAATACCACCAGGATAACCGCCGGTATTAGTTTCTGTGCCAAGGCCGCTTCCGGCATTAGTATCGGCACCAAGAATCCAATAACTTTCAAGAGAAGTATCCCAAGCAGAATATTCTCCTATCACACCGGTATGACTACCATGTGCGGCAACAGTAGTATCTTCAGTAGTTATTAACCACCGAAATTTTTCAATTGTACTTCCCATAAAATCTGCTGCGGTAAGTTGTTCATTTTGTACATGAAAAATTCGTATTTCTTCGTGTTCTATTCTTTCATCTGTTTCTAATAATACGCCCCCACCAGTATCTTCAGTTATAATATTTTCATTTGCTGTTTGAAATTCTTCACCAACCTTAAGTTCTGTAGTAAATAAAGATCCTGATCCGGTTCCAACAACTCCCCCATCAGCGATACTGATTGTTCCCCGTAATCGTGAAAGTATTCTACTATATCTATATGAAGGAAGAACCGTCCAAGCTTGACTGGGAGTAAACTCTACACCATAATTTTCAGCTGGTGGTTTAGATGTTTCTAATAATGCTCGCGCTGTTACTTTACCTTGTGCAACTGTGGTAAATTCTTCGTGCTGAATATAATCTTTTCTATTACCATCAATGGCCCCATCGGTTTGAAGAACATCTTCCAACAAAATGAAATCCAAAACTTCTCTTTGAAGGTTCATCATATCTAAACCCAATTCAGGAAAATCTTCATGAAGTAAATAGTTTTGATTTGTTACAGGATGTTCTAAAATTATTAATCCTGAATCATCTTCTTGTGTAAATTTATCATCAACAAAATATAAATTGGCTTCAGTCCATTGTGAAACATAATGCGGCCTAAAGGGTTGCATACCATAAGTTCTTGTAACAACCGTATCCTTCCAAGTTTCAATAGAATCTAATTCATGATTTGCCGGCGTCCAACGCTGTAGATCACTCGGCGCCTCTGTTGAATCATACCCCTTAATAATGGTTGGTGCTTTAAATGGGATATCATCTAGTATAAATCTTGATAACTGAATCGCAGTTTCATCTCCTTCTTCAATAATGTGGTCTTCATCTTCAAACTTTAAGTGATGTCCCAGAGAATCGAGAAGATTATATTCTATTTCACCAGTAGTATATTTGAAATAACCTTCTTCTAGTTGCGGAATGGATTCATCTTCATAAAGATAATGATAACCATCTTCCATTGCGATATGTTGGCCTGTACCAGCTGTGGCCCTAATCCAAGCGGTCTTATATGCTGCGGATGCATCTGTCATCACATGCTTATGTGCAAATTTGCCTTCTTCAAGTATATAAGATTTATAAAAGAATGGGGCGGTGCCACTATCTTCGGCCGCGATCAATGTTCCTTCCGTATCTTCCATTAATAACCGGCCTGTTGGAGAAATTAAAGGATCATGTATTATAACAGGCGTTCTTTCAAATGGTGGCTGTTCAGAAATCAATTTTGATTCCAGTTGCGGGCCATCACCTTCACCAGCAATAAAATCTGCACCGTCTTCTGTTTGAAAACCCCCCCTCATTGAATCAATAAGATTAAATTCAATTTGGCCAGTAGGATATTTAAACCAACCTTCTTCCATAAGAGGAACCGTTTCATCCTCATAAAGATAATGGTATCCATCTTCCATTAAGGTATGTTGGCCAGATCTTACTTGATAAGTTTTTTCGATTCCAACGGTCAAATCTTTTACGTGACTTTCTTCAGTAACCGGCCGAGTTCCATCTTCATATCTTAAATGTGTAAAACCATCCTCTGCTAAGAAGTGCCATCCGGTTGTATCATAAAGATTAAATTCAATTTCACCAACTGGGTCTTGTACTTGACCATATTCAATAAGCAATCGCGTATTGTCTTCATGAACAACATGGCTTCCATCTTCAGCGATGACATGCCAACCAACAGTATCATAAAGATCAAATTCTACTTCAGCAATACTTTGTGTACCATAATAATCCTCAACCATGATGTAATTATTACCTAAAGCAGAATCTTCCTCAATTATATAATCACCATTCTCTGAAACAATTGCATTATAAATTATTCGTAGATCAAATTCCTGTTCAAAAGATCGGTCTTTTGTAATTGGAATTGTGTCTAATGTTAATAGTTCTTCATCTTCATACGTGAAACGATCTAAACCACTCTCAGAAATTAAGTGCCATCTCGTTGAATTGTAAATATTTTCTATCACATGAGTATCTACAATTGGAATACTCTCATATTGGTGATCTGGACCTTGTGTATCTTCTTCAAGAGAAATAAATCTTTGTGGCCCATTGCCTTGTCCCGCAGAAGTTTCATCTAAAAGATAACCCCATCCATAAGCTCCATTATCATCTTCAAGAAGAATGTCACTATTGAAACTCACATCAATGGATATAACTCCTGTCTCGGCTTCAGGAAATTGAATTGATGGATAGAGATAAGATCCTCCTCTTTCAAGTAAAATTTCAGTACCATCTTCATTTAGAACTCCACCACTAAAAGGTGAATCCCAATTTGTTGCATCCGCGCGAAAAACATCTGAATATGATATTACTTTAGATTTCAGATAATTTGTTACTTCCATCATCAAATCGGAAGCATCTTCCATAATAACATTATTTCCAGATTGTTGGTCTTCTAACTGAATATAAAGAAATCCATCATACATGCTTTGTGAAGTGGCGGAGCCATGATCTGGTGATGGAGTAATAGTATATGTGTTTGTAGTGGGTGCTGATGTAACAGTATAATTGCTATTGAATTGTTGACCGGATTCATCCCCTGAAAATTCAATCGTATCACCTTCTTCAAGTCCATGTAATGTTTCTGTAACCACATACATTGTAGAATTGGTTCGTGCTATAGACGAAATTTCTGCATAATTTTCTAGTTGAAGTTGTACATCATCGTATGTCTCCAATCTTGCATCCATCGCTTGCCACGGATGGTTTGCAGTATAAATTTCTAATTCATTTGCAGTTGCATATGATTGAAATTGTACATTTATAGACGGAGTATTTGCATTGAATAAAGTAATGTTGTGATATTTTCTTGCGCCATCTGCTCTCTGAGAATCAACATTTCTTGTTGCTGCATCAAACATTTCTACTGAAATGAGACTACGTATGGCCAATTCCCCGAACATTATTAGGCCGGATGGATGGATCAGTCTTTTTACTGAATTACGATAATCGTTTACATCAAAATCGGTTTTTAGAACATAAGAAAATTGTTGATAATACTTATTATCTTGAATTTTTGGTACACCACTAAGTAATCCTTGTGTGTCAGTATAATATCCAGGATATGTTGCATAAGCACCAAGTCCTGCAGTAAGTTCGGCATTCTGATCACCAGAGGTAGTTGTAAGAATTGGAATAGAAGAATATCCTGCACCAAAATCATAAACTTCTGCAGATTGAATTGCACCAATTGCAATAGCAGAAACTGCAATTACAGCATTGTTACCTTTTAGTGAGGTATCCATTGAAACTGCATTAGCTGCGGCGAGCCATACAGACGCAACTGGCATTGCTCTAAGATCACCAGCAGGAGAAGTTACTGCATTATCTTCTGGCAAAGTATAAGTGTAAGTGGCATTGTTTGCACCTATAACATTGATAGGAAATATACCATTAAAGATAGCGGTTCCAGATCCAGAAATTTTAACCTTATCGCCTGACCTCAAATAATGTCCGATTTCTGTTACAGTAACCGTTCTATTTCCTGTACCACCAGCTGACATTGTAACAGTACGGTTTGTTCCCCATGTTAAAGCGGGATTATAACTGATTGAATATGTGTTACCTGCTCCTACTGTTTTTGAATCTTCTACTGTGAATGATGTAGCATTAGTATATCCAGTTATTGTAGAGGTAGTATCATCGTGATAGGTAATAGTTCCACGAACAAAATCATTTGGAAATACAGTACCAACTCCTGTAACTACAAGGCCCGATTGAGCCATAGTTCCTGTAGTATATGTAGAAACAGAATTACTATATGCTGTAACACGATCACCTGATGTGGCTTCTGTATAAAATCTTGATGCATCGGATTCATTACAAATAAGATCAAGGTCTTCCATCTGTAAGAATTCTACAGAAGTTTCTATCAAAAAGCATCCACCCCCACCTTGAGCTGATCCAAGTCCAGAATGGGGACCTTGACCAGCAGTGAAATCTTCTAATAAAAGCTTTTCATGTGAATAACGATCATTATGAAAATCTTTTTCTTCTAATAATATAGCCTCTGTCACACCACAAAAATCTTGAGCAGTAGTCATATCCACTCTCAAGGTTGTATTACCATTTGCAATGTATGGATTAGCAGCGGGTAGAGTAGCCTTGTCTATAAAATCAAGAACTTTTCCTCTTGCAGTATAGTCATCATTATAGAGTAAAGTATTCCTTGTAATATTATTCGCAAGAGCCATGTACGAAATAGAATAGGTTTGCTTATCGGGAAAATCTCCCGTACCATATCCAAAAACTTTCTCTGTAGCTACCCTAATAACAGTAGAATTAGTAACTGCAGTTATAGTATCTGTAGCTCCATTTGCGTATGTAAGTGTAAGTAATCCAGAATTTGCTTCCGGAAATGTATCTTCACTAGTTAAGGTAACTACATTACCATTTTGAGCAATTGTTCCAGCAGTAAAGGAATGTAAATTTACATTAAGCAAGGCGTTAGGAGCACCTGTTACATCTAATGCATTTCCTAAAGTTGGAGTATAACTATTAGCAACACTAACAGGAGGTGATGTTTCATATTGACCCCCTCCTGATGTAAGAACAAATGTATCAATTGCTCCAACAGAAACAGAAGTCATATTGAGTGCACCATTACAAATAAGAACTGGATCGGCAGTTGCACCATGAGCATCGACCATAGTAAAAGTATTAGTTGTTACAGCGGCGGGAGTATTACCAGCTTGAAAGGTAACACCATTATGCATATTATGTGCATCTACACCTGAGCCTGCGGCCGCTGCTCCCAATTTCGTAAATTTAGAATCATATACTAAGATGTTATCATCATTAACAAAATTTTGTACAGTCAAAACATCTATGTCGCTATCACGATAATAAGAACCAACTGAATATAAAAATGCAGTTGTATTGGCACTAATAATTGTACCCCAATAAGTATTGCTTGCATAATCAACGGAGAATGCTTGGCCTGCTCCAATTGTGTGAGTATCCCTAACTAGTAAAACAGTATTACTTGAAAATCCTGTAATGATATTCGTGTTCGCATTTGCATAAGTAAGTTTACCACCAACAACATCTATTTTTTCTTCCTCTGAAAGACCCGATGAAAGAGTAACAGTTTTTACTGATTGTGTAAGGGTTACACCTGAAGTGTTTACACTTACTTGTTTCGCAATTCTATCTCCGGCCAATATATGTGCGGTAGCATCATAGTTACCTGTGGAGCCATACAGTTTTGCAGAACTTGCTTTAATTCCTGCAGAAAATATTAGAGAAGAATTACCAAACAAATGAGTATTAACGGCGTGTCCAATAAATGTTGATGAATAATCTGAAGCATTTATCTCTTTCAAGGAGAAATTATTAATAATATCTGTATTTCTTAAAATATCACCAGTAGAAATAATGGTTGCAACGTGTCCTGCGGCCCCACTCCCACCGGTTCCATCATTAATAAAGCCAACTTGATCTCCTACGGCATATCCATCTCCAGAATCTATAATATCAATACCTTCAACAACAGAATCTAAAATAGATGAAACTCTTGCACGTGCACCTGAACCACCACCACCATTAACATGAATTTCATCACCAACTACATAATTAGTTCCACCAACCTGAACAGAAACCGTTTGTAAAATTCCTGTTGTGGTTGCTTCTGCATATAATCCATCTGAATCAATTTCAGATGTAATTATTTCATCTGGTTGAAAATATAATAATCCACCAGCAACAACTCCCTGAACAACATCTGATAATGTTAATTCAGTAATTTCAAGGGCTCCAGCAAAAGAAGTAAGTTGTTTTTCCACCATAGCGGTACACTTAGAATCGGCACCTGTAATTCTTCTACCAGTAAATAAAGTAATATTATTTGCACCAGATGTTACAATTTTAATTGATTTATCAAGTGCCCATACTCCATCAGATAATCTTAACAAATCTGCTTTGGGATAATAAAATTCTATATCTTCTTTCTCAAACAATGATTGAAATAACCAACTAAAAGAAGCTTCATTTCCTTTTGCTCGATAGACCTGCTTCATTCTTTTAAGAAGTTGTCGTCTATCAGTAACCGTTGTCTTTGGAAGATTTGTATAAAATTCTTTTTTCCATGCATCATCAATAAGACCAACAGAGGTAGTATCAATATCTTGGTCTAAAGATAATTCTTTTATTGCCGCGGCGGGCGCCTTTGAACGAAAAGATTCTACTGATCCTGCGGGGAATATTCCATCAACAATACCATTTGATAAAGTACCGTATGAGCCGTAGATACTACCTGTAAGTTTTTCTCCATATTCAAACCCTGCTTCACTAGAAGATTTTACAAAAGCAATAGTATTTCCTTTTGTTCCAGAAACAACTGCGGTTGCTCCACTTATATTACCTGTAAGGGTTTCTCCAAGTGAGAACATGAGATTTGCATCACCGGCAGTATCTCTTTCTGATTCTATTTGAATAGGAGATTCATCTTCTAATGTAATATAAATTGTGCCATCTGAATTAGTTTCGGCGAGAAGCTTCTCTTCATTAAATGTAAATGTAGAACCAAAATAAAGTTGGTGGGATTCCATAAATTCATAGTATTTTTCTATGAATTTTTTGAACTTTGGATGTTGGTCGTTTATAAACTCTGGTAACTGAGTTTCCAATAAAACAGATACATCTTTTTTATCTTTGACTACGGCCACGTTTAATATCCGGTTGAGAGGGTTGTACCATCAGTAGTTGCTAAAGTGCCTTCCACATACGTACCTGTTCCAGCATCATCTAACATTGTAATAGTAATATCATCTGATTCGATTAAGATAATTTGTTCTCTAAGAGGATTAACATCTGATGAAGATGGTGTAACAAAAAACTCTAATGCTGTAGTATTTCCAGTAGTTTCAGAACCTACAGAGATTGGTTTATAATCTTTGAGCTCCATTTTTCCGGTAAGGTAAGTCATTGATCCTACATTATTATTAACAATAATTCGCTGTTCTCCTGAAGTTCTATAAACTTCAAGAATTCCATTATTATCTTGTAATCTACATTCATCCCATAATGTATTTGCAGAATCGTGATATCCAAATACTCCACTAGTTACTGCTCCCCAAAAAGTATTTGAAGGGTGATAGACTTGATTAGAAAATGGTAGAGTATAGGCTCCACTCGATCCTAATAATGGATAAAGATATCTTTTTAGTTGAAGAGATGTTTGATTACTTTTAATGGAAATCTCTGCGGCATCTATAGCCTGAATTAACTTTGAATATCTAAATGATTTGTCAAAGTTTTTTAAATTGGTATTTCCAAAATCTGTAACCGCTGTGGTTACTGTTGATTTAAGTACTGAAGCACTATTTGTAGTTTTGCCAGAATCATATTTAACTGTACTACCAATTTTTAAATACATATAATCTGGATCAACAACCTCTGGTGTAATTCCGACAATGTTTCTTTTTGCCAATATTTCATCACGAACAAATTTTTTAGAAGATTCTGAAAGAACTGTGCCGGATGTTGGTTTAATAGCTACATAAACTTTTCCATAAATTGGGGGATCTGCATCTTCTCCACCCCAAGCAACAACTGCTTGTGCATCGCCATAATCTCTTTTTATTAAGGCTACATAGTCATGAATTGTGACACATCTATTTTGTGCATCAAAATTTTTAGGTGCATTAAATTTAATTTCTTCAATATCTGCGGGTTCTGCTCCTCCTGATGCAGAAGATATGGTTTCTATTTTTACATTAGAGTATCCACCAACATCAGTTACAACCGAAAATGATCTTGCGCCATTAGTTATATCGGCATCACAAGTTAAACTTGACAATATAACAATATTTCCATTAGCTAATGTTTTTCCCAATATACCATCACCAAATTGAACTTCAAATTTTCCATCTTCTATTTCATCTATAAAATAAACTGTTGAACTGGAATTTACAGTAGTGATATCAGTAGCTTCAATATATACTATTGTTTCAGAATCAGTAGCGGAATTTTGAATAGAAACTTGCAAAGTACTTATATCTGTATTTGCATTGGGAAGAATAAATTTTTGATCAGGATCACCTGTATTTGCTGTATATCTAAATGTCGTAGGTATTCCCTGTTTGAGATCTACATCGGATACTGTATAAACACCATTTGCATTAATGTTTACTGAATGAGAATTAGAAGTACACCAAATATATGTTACACCATCTACTTCTCCCTGAAATTGTGTATTTTTGGGAATGCTTATGGCAGCGGGAGAGCCCGTTGGAGTAATAGTAAGTGTAACTGCAGCTAATGATCCTTGTGCAGAACGTGGCCGATATCCTAGATGTTTTGCTCTTGCTACAACAGAATTTCTAAGAGAAGCAGAATCTAAGAACATCTCATTAGCAATCATATTTGCATAATATGAATTATAATGTGTATTGTAGGCCATTATGTCAAGGAGAACATCAAAAGAAGACCCCTTAAAATTATATCCTACAAATTCTGACTGACTTGTTAAAAATCCCGTAAGATTCTCTTTAATTTTCGTGAAGTCTAATTCTGATATATTGAGTTTACCGTCTAAGCTTGCCATGTGTTATCTATGTCCTCTCCAAATAGACTTCTAGTGTCGTTTCTTGTATATCATTATCTGGTAAATAAACTATGATCACTTCATACGCGTTTTCATCTTGTTTCGCTTTTACAGTTATATTCGCTATTTTCGCTCTAGGTTCGTATGTTTCTATAGTATATCTAATTGTCTTTTCTAACCTAGAAGTTGTAAGCTGACTGAAATTTTCAAATAAAAGAATCCCAATACCACTATCTACGTTTGGTTGAAATAATCTTTCATTTGCTTGCGTACTTAATAGGTTTCTTATAGACCTGCTAATAGCTGTTGATTTTTTGACAGTAGATAAATCTCCATGAGATGGATGTTTTGTAAAATCCATGTCAAAATCAACGTAATCTTTTCCGTATGTAGTAGCCATATCTTGCTCTTAATATTTAGTTAAATTAAAATAATAGTGAACCTAATCAAGAAGGCCCAATACTAGTGCTAATAAATCTATTGGATTTTTACTACCCCCTCCAGCAATAAGTTTATCACCTTCTGTACCGACAAATAATAGTCCTGCCGCATATCCCAAATTTGGAATTCCTGTTGCACTAGTAAGTTGTTGTTTTATTCCTTCATTTCCATCAGGTTGATTTGGAATGTAGAGGGCATATACACCCTGTGATGGTAATGTTATTTGAAAGAATTTTAAAAACTCATCAATAAGTTTAATCATATATTCCAAAAATGCCTCAACTTGTTTAATCATGTCTATCATGTCTTGAACAAAAGCCGCGGAATCTGAAATCATCCCTTTTAATTGTAATACAAAATTTTCTAATAATTGAAAAAATTCACCCCAGCCAGGAACAATATCTTTGATTTGAATTCCTCCAAAATCGGGCGGAGTTGACTCTGGGAGAATCATTAACTTTTCCATTGCAACTATTGCCACCTTTGGATATATCCTTAGTTCTTTTGGTAATTCTGTAGTATCTCCACCCACCATAACATAATTAGGAAACATATCATCTACAATTTCAGGATTTCCTGACTCGCCCCTTTTTTCCATCTCCACAACCATATCACCAGCTATCCAGGGGTTTAGTCCATCAAGATTTCTAATTGGATCTAATACTACTTCCATATCAACCCATCTTTCAGTTTCATTCATATTAAAATCTGTCATAACAGAGGTTATCTCTCCTGCATCATCTGTATCTGCTACCGCTTTTCTTCCTATCATAGTTGTAGGAACTACAGAGCCTTCAACAATCTCTTTGATTTTCCCTAGACTCAAATATTTTTGTCCTCCTATAACATCACCTACTACAAATGATTGATACTTAGTATCAACTTGAGTTAATTTAATTGTGACCGGATTTGGAGTAATAATTTCTGTTAATGCATCTAATAAATTTTTACCAGTAGATGATGAAAATTCAGGAATATCGGAAAACATTTGAGAGAATTTATTAAAAACATCAATAAATTCGTCAAAATTTCCAGAGGCAATAATAATTGCTATTGCTCCAGAACCACCCGCGAATTCTGTATTTCCCAAAATATTAGGTTTGCCTGGTGTAACTTTATTATTAAGAGCCTTTCTTGCAGCCACATAATTTTTAACTGTTGAACCATCTTCACTCGCTTTACCCTTATCAAATAGTTCTAATCCAAAATCTATCTTGGGGTTCCATCCTGTATAAGCATTACCATCAACATCATATACTATTTCTCCTGCTTTCGGTGCTGCAGAAACCTCTCCCACTAATTTGTATCTAGGAACATCACCCTCATCATCAAATGCTTTTGTAAATTCTGTAATTACTTCTTTTGTTGTAAATGTAGGATACTTATTTACTCCTCCCTCATCAGGACTTCTAAGAGGGTCTACTAATGGATTGGAGCTATCATATCCGCCAGGAATTAGTTTTCTAGGAGAGGCCAAATGTGGTTTAGCCTCATCTGCATTTATCTTTGCTAGTGTGGGAGCGGGATTCCATTTTCCATCAGTTTTGTCAGACCAATTTCCACTATCGTCTTTATATGACCATATTAAATCTCCGGCTTGATTTCTTAATTGTTCAAAACCATAACTATATTTTTGGGTAGGTGTAACATTTCTTTCATAATAAGGATCAACATATAAGTACCAATACCCGGCCTCTTTTAAATCTTGAATTTGTTTAAGTACTTCATCTGCCAATGCTTCCAATGCTATTAAAAGGGGATTAATATTTTGTAACATTGCTAAAAGTTTAACCACTTCCATTCCAGCACTTGCAAGAGAAAGACTAGACTTTACAGTTTCAGCAAGAGCAGAAGCCGCAGACGCTAACGTAGCAATATCCCCCGCCTTCGCAATTTGATGGGGTTTCCATTCAGCTTTCGCTGTTAATAGTGCACCAAATTCAGCCATTTTGTTTTTCCTTTTCAGCTTTCTTAATCTTTGCCCTTAATACGGCTTCCCAACTTTCTCGCTTTACTTCCATGATCTCCGAATACATTCCAGCAAGTTTTTTAGTATTTTCTAACAACTTCTTAATATCATCTCTTCTTAATTCTGCTTCTTTCCATTTATTTTCTTCAGCCATTAACTATACTCCTTCGCTCTACCATTATAAATTTCATATTTGTTTCTAGCCTTTTTTACTAAATCTACTAATTGACCTAAACTCTGTATATCTTGTATTAATTGTGTCATTAATTTAAGATCTTTTCCTAGTAAATAATTGCAACTATTATAAAGCGATCTACCATAAGGAACTTGGCCGCTAGTAGTATTTGCCGCTGGAACTGCTGATACATAAATTGCCGGCGGGGTTCCTCTTACAGTTGATTGAGATCCTGCACGTGTAGGTACACCAATACGTGCATCTATTTCTGCAACTCTCTTTACACAATTAGTACTAAGTGTAGATGCTTCAGTATAAAAAGCTGCCCATGCAGTATTCGCATAAGTTATAAGTGTTCCTTTTCCAGAGTTACCATTATCGGCCCCTGTTCTACTTTGACCAGAAAGAGTACCACGAAAAGTTGTCAATGATGTTGATAGCGATGCCAAATCTGCTTCTGTGGCCACATTCATATAAGTATCAAATGCTGCATCAGTTATTCCACTACCTCCAGCTTGTGCTCCTGTGACAATCGGATCACGAAACGCATCAATCGATTGTAAGTCATCTACTGTATCACGTATAAATTGTACATCGGCATTCATTGAAGAGTTTGCTGTACCCCCTGCCTCATATATGTGTTTCTGTGCAAAATTATATCGACACGGAAATGTGGTTGTAGTTGTAGAAATAACGCCAGTCCAATTAGTTCCTGAAGTAATTGTAACAGACGACCAATATATTCTATTAACATAAATGTAATTATTTGCTGCAAGAGTATAATAATTAGCTATGGTTGCACCTTGTGATGGTGCACTTGATGATCCACTTGTAGAGGGTAATGTTGTATCATCATCAGCCGGAACATCACCCGTAGCCCCCACACCAACCGAAACTCCATCACAAGAAACAGAAGTTCCCTGCACTCTTGTTATAGCGGATGATAATCCTGTTTTAACAATAGCAGCAATAGGTTCTGCAGCATTAGGCATAGGATGTGTAGTACCTACTGTAACCGTACCACAAGTATACTGTGAATTACATGGTAATTCATAATAGAATTTTTCAGCGCTATCAGTATAATATCTATGTTCTGGTGCTAGAGATGCCACCTCATCAAATGGAACAACTGCCTTAGTTCTTTTTAGATCAAATCTAACATATCTTCCAGAAGGAATATCATCTTCACCTAATCCTGAAGGTTGTGTTCCTACAATTTCACCATTATCTACTGCATACGCCTTATGTGTTCCTCCTATAGCTGGAAAGAATGGATTTCGTTCTATATAAGGATATAACGTTTCACTAAATTCCTTTCCTTCAGAAACCCAATCACCTCTTGCACCTTTTGTTAAATCATTCGTTGCATTAGCAGATCCATTATTTGGATCAAAGAAACTAAGTAGTCCTATAAACTGAGAAGTGTTAGCATTTAATAAAGCATCCGCTCCCGCATTTGTTGCACTATAATCTCCTGCGTCATCACCAACCGGCATCCAATCTGGATTTACTACTAATCCTTCTGCTACTACTTCTACTTGACAAAAGATATCATCTTTTTGATATCCAAATGGTACACTATTCACAGTAAGAGTAACCGTTCCATCTGCTGTTGCAATTCCCGTATTACTAAGTCTGATTTTACTATCTGCACCTCTTATTCCAGCTATTGTCACATTATCATCTGGAATCCCCTCACCACTAATCACATCACCATATTTGATTTTAGCGAGATCGGTGTCTGATATTCCTGTTACTTCTATACTATCTACTTTAGTAGTGCCGATGATTGTGAATGTGTTCACATGGTCTGCATGTCTCTTTAAATAAAACTTCTGACCGAATGCCGCGCCTAATGGAGTATAATCAGTATTACTGCCTGGTGATAAGTGGTCTTGTAATGTCAAGGTAGTTAATTCATTATACAAGCCTTCACTTTGTATTGTTGTACTAGCAATATTCACTTTAGCATAATTCTCGTTCCATGTTCCCGCCTCACTTGCTACATTTTCTCCCCAAGAAACTGCATTACCAAACGGAGTATCTGCATCTGGTGTAGAATATGGAGTAATGCTATCATTAATGTCTATTATTTCTCCATTTACTCTTGATCTAACTAGATAATAATCTCCAACAGCAGTACTAAATGTATTATCGCCCTGTGTCTGCGTTCCGGTCAAAGTAGTTAAATTGATAGTATATGTTTCACCAATATCAGTAGCCTTAATTCCCATAAAAGAAGTATTCGGTTCTGTAAGAAGCAAAGCTCCATTTACTGTTTCATAGGCCGGAAAAGTAAATTTCTTAAAAGCAGTTTTTAAGTCTCTAGCACCATAACATATAGCACGTTGTTGTGCAAGGGCTTCACATATTTGTGCAAGTGAATAACTTCCTGTTGAAGAGGTAAATTTTTCACATAATGCATTTAATCGTGTATGTGCAAATTCTCTTGATAACGTAACAGAATCAAGAATTCCAGTACGTGAAGATAAATGAGTAGTGGGACTGTCTTCCAACTCTTCTCTTACTTCAATTATTTTTTTATCAATTGCTCCTGCCATTGTAATCCTACGATAAAGGTCCTGAAAATGGTATTGGTGGTGCCCCTGGGATCAACCCACTTACTACCCACGTTTTTGTCCATGTGTCTAATACATCTGCCAATTCTTTTGCGAAACTCATTCCCGATGCTTGTGGCGCAGAAAATAATTGTATTAACTGCGGAGTATGAGAAGGTGTTACAACTGGCGGCCCAATTTGATTTGTAGACAAATATGTTGCTGCCATAGATGTTAATGCTGATGCTATCTGTGAACCTATTGCCGCACCAGCCGGTAATTGTGATGCAAAAACTTGACCGATTGTCATTCCGGTTGGAGCGTCTATTACATTTGTTGTGGGGAATCCTCCGGCATTCATTCCCATTTTTAAATAATTCGCAAATGATTTCGCAATATCTTTTCCCGGTTTCATTGGATCAGGACTATGAGCTGAAAACGTTTGCAGTAATTCACTAAACAATGTTGCTTTAATTAGTGCCATTATTCAAAACTCCCACCAAGTTTCAACGATTTTAATAAAGATAGTTTAGCAGTTGCTGGAGGCATTGGTGGTCCTGACGGCCCTGTTCCTGTTGGATGTGTATGTTCTAATACTATATCTATTAGTTCATCCAATATCTCTTTCAATGTAGCAATTAATCCAGCAACTTTTACTTTACCTGAAGAACTTACTGTTACCTCACCCAATAATCCTTGCATAGAGGCCGAGCCTGAACTGTCTAGTTTAAGTGTCGATAATAGACTACTCATTTGAGCACTTCCTACCACACTAGAAAAATCTATGTTTCCCAATAATGCAGTACCTGTAATACCAGTTGTTCCCAAATTAGAATTTAATTCTATATCGCCAATAGGTTTTATTGCTATAGATCCTCCTAAACCAGCAAGTCCTAAGTTCATTTCAATTGCACCTGAAACTAGATTGTCTGTACTTTCCATTGCTATCTTACCTAAAGTAGCAGTAGTCTTTTTAGCATAACCTGCAGTCATTCCTGGTAACACTCCAAATATAGATTCATTTATAGAATCAGTAATATTGAGTGTCATCCCCCCGCCAGTTTGCACACCGACAGAACCCTGAGAATTTAAACTATATGATCCAGTTTGATGAGTTAGTTTTCCACCTACTGTTTTCTTCTCATCACCTGTGGTTGTTTCAGATGCGGCTGATGATTTCTTTTCAATAATCACATTATTGGCTGATAGAGTAAGTGTCTCTGATGCCTTTAATGTCATTTTACCGGCTATTAAATTAATTGACCCTAATGTATTATTAACATTAAATCTTCCTTTTTTTATTGCTACAGAATAATCACCATCAATTTTCTCTACTTTATTACCAAGAATGTAATTTTCTTGTGAACCATCAACAGTCGTGTAGTCACCTGCTTCAATATGTGTATATTTTGCTCCTAAAATAATATTATAATAATTGTTTACAATCTTATCAACCTTGATACCTACTGGGTGAATTTCAGTAAAAGTTCCTGTTCGATGATACCAATGTAATCTTTCCCAATTAGGAGTATCATCCATTTCAATAACATGGCCACTTTCAGTTTGGTGTACGTGATTATATGGATAAATTGCTTGCCAGGGAATTGCTGGTTCAGACCAAGATTTACCATCAGCAGTAGGAATTCCCATTTGTCCTGCTTTTCGGTTTTCCATTTTCTCAAATACAATACCCGAAACTCTTGGATCACTCGTATCAGTATTTCCACGAATACCTCTTGCCAATCTATTTGTAGTAGGTTCTTTTAAATAATCTAAATTTCTAGTCGTTGATATTTGTGTATTTGCTAAACCCGTATCAGGATATGTTGATCTAAGTGGTTGTTCTACAACCTTAACAGTAAATGGGGGAGTCGTTGTATTGGGACCAGTTGTTCCAATTATAGACCTCACCATTGAACCAGTTACAGAAACAGTTTGTGGTCCACTTTGTGAAATTGGAACAGTTTGTACATCTACACTAGGATCAGGATTTGAATTATGAATAATGGTTGCCGGTTCTCTAGGGACCAAATCAGCTACAGGATTATAAAAAAGATCTCTCTTTCCCCCCTCATCTGGAAACATTGGATGGCCAACATCTCCACCTTCTATTCTTGGATCAAGAAAACCTTGACCACCTATAGCAGTTCCATCATTATTAATTCCCTTTGCATCTAATTCCGGAATACCACCAATTGTTCCAAAAAACATTGGTTCTTGTCCCGCCTCACCATCGCGATAGAAACCAATTACCCATGTACCCTCAACTGGACCTAATGGTGAAGAACCAACTCCTGTTTGACTTGCAGAAGTAATCGGTGCAACAGGATACGCCCACGGCAATCCCGCAGTTGGTTGATCATTCTTGTTTTCCGAATGCCACCCCAAAACTCTAATTTTACATCTACCAAGATAAAGCGGATCATGGCGGTCTTCGACAACTCCTTGCCACCAAACAAATCCCCCTTTTCCCATAAAATATGCCATAGTATTATCCTACTCCAGCTGTCTGTGGCTGATTAATATTTGTCGTATCATCAGCTTCCGGTATTGATCTATCTTTTCCAGGAGGTACTTTTAATGAATCTTTTATTGCCTCAAATTCGATATCATATTTTTCTTTAGTGAAATGATGGCGTAATTTAGTAATTAAATAATAACCACTTAAATACGTATGGCCATCCGATGATGTAACTCCATCCCTATCTTCAAGATATGTTGTAGGTAATTTGAATTCTATTAAATCTCCTACTGCCCTAGTAGACAATCCAGGCGCTCTAATATTCAATTTAATATTATTAGCTTGTTGGCTTTGTACTAATCGTGATTGCATCCATTGTTCTACTCTATTGGGAATAATGTTTAGATTAGATTTCACTTCTCCCTTTACACCTCTTGATCCTAGATCTTCTTTAAATCGAATATCATGTGCAAAATTAGTAGGATAAAAACTCATCACCGATTCGGGTGAACCTAATGCATCTTGCATTTCAGTAGATAATTTTCCTGATCCTAAATGAGTAAAAGAATCGCTAAAGTTTTTCTTATCTGCGGGTTGTTGTGCAGTCTCTGTTATTTCGGTTCCACCCGTATCTTCATTGATAATTTTTTGTTTTCCTAAAGAAGTTGGATCTAACAAATTAAAATCTAATGTATCATATTTCATTCTAACCAAATCATGTGTAAGTAATCTATTTGCATACATTCCAGCTGATAAATTTTCAAGAACATCAAAATTAGAAGAAAATGAATATGCATCAACGGCCGTCATTTCTATAGCAATATTTGTAGCTTCATCTTTCTTTGCGCTTAATCTTTTTGGCTGTACCACGTATACTTCTTTAACTGGTTCTTCTGGTGCGGTATATACTAGTTCACTTGGTGAGCCCCGCATGCCTGGTACTGTACTATATCCCATACCACCACCGGACATAAGAGTTTCCATAGAAATAAAAAAGAATCCTCTTATACTTTCATAAAAAACATAACTAGATCCAACCGCCTGTTTACCGGCAGATACTGCTCTTGATGCTAAGAAATTAAAAGCTTTGAATGGTGTTTGATTTGGTATAATTAAATCTGTAAGATTCATAGTAGGTTCAATAAAAATGCGTTTAGCTCTATCCTGTCTACCTCGTTGAAAAAATTGTCTATAAAGAGATTTTACTATATCAGATATTTTTCGTGGTTCAAGTGAAACTGGATCAAGCGCGGATTTTTTAACCTTTTGTTTTAGATTTAAAATGGCCTCTTCAGAAACGAAAGATAATTTATAAGTTACTATTCCCTCATTAAGTTTCATAATGTCAAGAATTTTAACTACTCTAAATTTTAAATTAATTATACCTTCATTTTGACTTCCCTCAAATGGGCCGGGGATTGCTGTTGAATTTCTTTGTCTTTCGACACCTTTTGTTTTTACTTGAATGTGTAAAGTTTCTTCACCAATAATAGGAACACTTTCCATTAATCCCACACCATCTACTATCTGTATATTTCCAGTAAGATAGCTTCCAAAAAGATCTTCATAGATATTAAAATCTGACCAGGCGGCCTTTAGATCAACAAACCCCTTTCTATTGGGCGAAGTAAGAGTAAGTTTCCGAAGCTCAAAATCACCAGGAAATGATGGGATTTTTCCTGGTTTTGGATTTTTTAAGAAATCCGTTTTAGATCCATGATCAGCTGACTGAGGATTAACACCCGTATCCCCTTTCCGCCGGTCCAACATTGTTGGAGGTCCATTAGCCATCAGTCAAGTTTCTCCGAATGTTCAGATAGAATATCTGAAACATATTTTCTATCAATTAATTTAATATCTCGTTTAGCTTCATTTCTATCTATTTCCCAATTATAACAATATACAATATTTCGATCAGCAAGATCAAGAGCATCATAAGTTGTTACATCAACTTCCAAACATGCTAAAGGAACTGGTTCAGTAGTACCTGTTGCTTCTATTCTCTGCCTAACAATTTGTTCATAATGATGTATACCATTTTTTGCAGCTGCAAGGGTTCCATATTTATTTTTAACATAATTTCCAAATTCTCTAGAATTCAATGGCCAATCAAAAAGGGGATCGTGCATATCGTTAATTAAAAAAATTAACCATGTATATTTTACATCACCATATATCTTAAATGAGGTTATATCGGGACGTTCTGATTCTGGTATTGAATAAGGAAAATAATTAATAATATCATTTTTAAGAATACTTTTTATTTTTGCCTTCAACATAATGTTAATAGCAATCTTAGTTTTTATGGGTTTTGCCCCAGTAATATCATAATTAATTTGTGGATAGTGTTGAAAATATTCAGACATGTATTATGCTCCTCCATCTATTCGTTCTCGATACATCACTTCTAGCTCCATAAACGAAAGTTTCATTGATATACTTACTGGAAATTGTGTACCATCAAAAAATAGAGGTACACTCTCTGTAGTAAAATCTAAATCACAACCTAGTAATACTGATTTCCCTATATTAAACATAGGATTTGAACCGCTGGCTGGTAATAACTTACCATTAATATAATAATTAATCTTAAATGTATCGGGATATCCAAACAACATTGAAGGTGAGGTTTTAGCATCACCCCCTCCATGAGAAGGTAACATGGCTTTTTTAAACGCGTTCACAATTTTTACACAAACCTTAGATTGTTCTACACTTTGAGGTAACATTTGAAAAGTAAAATCGTGTGTTCTCATATCGGAAGGGCCTTTATATGCGGCAACAATATAAGGATTAAGTACAGCACCTTGTGCTCGTTCCATTATAGTTTTTGTTCCTTCTATCATAACGTTCGCTTTATCTGCTGCTTTAAGCATTCCTATTTTTCCGGCTTCACTCGTCTGGGCCGAAGTTGTGGCAGCCATAACATCTTTCAATTTTGAAATGCTCATTCCTTCAGCTGCCGCTGCGGGGTTTGCAAGTGCTGATACGGCTTTATCCACCCCAGATCCAATTCCACCTAATGCAACTGATTCATATTCTGATTTATATGATGTGTTTAGGGCGTCGCCAGGGATATATAATGCTATATCAAGAGTTGGCGTTTGAGTTTTGAAACTAGAAGCTTCAAAGGATATCCAATTATCAGTACCACCTCCAGCTATCTGTCCGTTCTTTCCACTATATCCAATATCAGCGGGGTATTCAAGATATTGTATTGGTACTTGTGCAGGCGCGGTTGGTGATGGTGCTGTATTATCGTGTGGTGAGCCGCCGGCCATTATTATCTCCTTTTGTGATTGGTATTGTTAAACTATCTATATATTTATATGGCATACAAAGGAAAATTTCGCCCTCAAAATTACAAAAAATATAAGGGTGATCATACTAAAATTATTTATCGTTCTGGGTGGGAATTAACCTTCATGAAATACCTAGATAGGCAACCTGAAGTCTTGCGATGGTCAAGTGAAGAGATTATTATACTCTATCGTTCACCCATTGATAATAGAGTACATAGATATTATCCAGATTTTTGGGTTAAAACTGATCAAGGTGAATCTCTAATTGAAATCAAACCTAAGAAACAAACAAAACCCCCTAAACCAAACCCCAAACATAGGAGAAGATTCCTCAAAGAAGTAAAAACATGGGGAATTAATGAAGCTAAATGGAAGGCGGCAGAAGAGTTTTGTGAACACAAAGGTTGGAAATGGCAAATAATAACAGAGGACACTTTGACAACTAAATAGTTATATTATGGCTACAGTAGAAGAATCCTATTTGGATAAATTAAAAGACGCAATAAAGACCAATTCTGTAACTGCTAAAGCAAGAGCAGCAGGTAACTGGTTTCGCTCAATTGTCAATAGAACAAAGGGTCAATTTTCTGATGAAACGCCAAAGACAATACTTTCACGTTCAGAAAGTTTGGTGTCTCAAAGTGTACTAGGGAAAATGTATTTCTATTCCTATGATCCTAAATGGAAAAATGATCTTCCCTGGTATGATACCTTTCCTTTGGTTTTTCCTATTGAAAAATATCCAGATGGATTTCTTGGGTTGAACTTTCATTATCTTGCACCAAAACATAGAGCTATATTAATGGATCAACTTAAAGCATTTGCTAATAATAAGGCGTATGATGAAACCACTAAATTGAAATTGACATATAATATGCTAAAAGGTTTCACCAAGATTAAAAGAGCAAAACCAACAGTACACAGATATCTTTCAAGTAAGGTTAAATCTCAGTATGTACTTGTTAATGCAGATGAATGGGAAGTAGCACTTTTTCTACCAGTAGAAAGATTTAGAAAAGCAACCAAAAAGAAAGTATGGGCACATAGTAAAGGAATGTTTTAATGGCAGCACCAGCACCGACAGCACGAGCAGATTTTGCAATATCTGATTTTATAGCCAAATTGGATGGTCTAGGAGGTTATGCAAAAAGAAATAGATTTACTGTTCAAATTATACCACCGGATTCATTAGTTACTAATGTTTCAGCTTCTGCAATAGAATTTCTTATTAAAGCTATATCATTTCCAGGTAGATCTTTCGGATCAACCACTTTCAGAAGTGGTGGTAAATATGGTTTAGAAGTTCCGTATGAAGTGACAGAAGAACCCGTAGCAATTACTTTCTTAGGTACAAATGATTGGAAAGCTAGAAAGTTTTGGTATGATTGGCATGAGCATATACAAAGTAATTCTTCATATAATATGCAATATTATAAAAAATTTATAGGGACCGTTACAATTTCAGTTTATAATGAAGAATCACAAGTAGCAGGAGGAACAAGTGGAACTGCCACTCATAAAGTAACATTACATGAATGTTGGCCGAAAACAATAGGTGCTATAGAGTTAGGATGGGAAAGCGGTGAGTTAGTAGATTTTACAGTAGATATTGCATATAGCTGGTGGACACAAGAATAAGAGTCCAATTTTTATAATTATTATAGGAGAATATTATGGCTTTACCAAAGGTAAGCACACCCACTTATGAATTGACAGTACCATCTTCTGGTGAGAAAGTCAGTTACAGACCTTTTCTTGTAAAAGAAGAAAAGACATTATTAATGGCTGCGGAAGATCAAAACGTATCTTCCATCACCAAAGCTATGAAAGATATTATATCTGCTTGTACAGAAGGAGATTTAGATATTAAAAATCTCGCTTCTTATGATATCGAATATATTTTTCTTCAACTTAGAGGAAAATCGATTGGTGATGTAGTAGATCTTAATCTAGAAAAACCAAAATCTATTGAATGTAAAGAACCTGACTGTCCTGGGAGTAGCGAAGTTAAAGTCAATATTAATGATATAAAAATTGACACTTCAACAATATTAGACTCTGAGATAGAACTTACAGAAGATATTGGTATAAAACTAGGATTTCCTAAAATTGATACAGTACAAAAATATGTCGGCAAAGGTGGAGAACTGGGTCAAGAAGGAGTATTTAGAATGATTAATGATTGTATTGAATATATTTGGGAAGGTAAAGGAAAATCCCAGGAAATATACAAAGCAAAAGATTCTACTAAAAAAGAATTAACCGATTTTATTGAATCTCTTAATACCGAACAATTTAATAAAATACGAGCGTTTTTTGAATCAATGCCCAGACTAAAACATGAAATTACATGGACATGTTCGAAATGTGACAAGTCAGCACCCCTGCTACTTGAGGGGATTGACTCTTTTTTCGGATAGGGCTGAGTCATGATACTCTGGCGAATCATTATCAAACAAACTTCGCTATGATTCAGCATCATAAGTGGAGTTTAACAGAACTTGATAATATGATTCCATTCGAAAGAGAAATATATGCAATGTTATTACAACAATGGATTAAAGAAGAGAATGATAGAATAAAAGAACAGAACCTTAAATCAGGGAGAAGATAAATGGCAGAAATTCCTGCTTCTGAATCATCATTAAATAAAATAACGGATCAACTAAAGGATCAAAATTACAAGCTTACTCAACTCCGTAACATAGGTGAGGCTCAAGCTGAAAATGCAACAGACCTTGTTCAACCGATTGCTGAATTGGTTCGCCAAGGTGAAGCTCAAATTGAAGCCGCACAAGATGCTGCCAGGCTTTCTGCAGAAGCCGCTAGAGAAGCGGCTAGAAAAGGAAAAGGAGATGAAGAAGGTCCTGAAGTTGCTGTTAAAGTAGAAATGGAAGAAGCTCCAAGTTTATTCAAAAAATTGAAACTGGGTGGTTTAGCATTGTCATTCCTTGGCTCTGCATTGACGGGACTTACTACCGCATTTACATGGTTGGGTAATATGTTTGGACCCAAACTGTTACTAAAATTAAAAGGTCTTGCGCCTTGGGCAATGATCATAACTGGTCTTACCATGGCTATTGAGGATGGAATTACTGGATGGTTAAGTGCAGAGAGCTGGGGGGTAAGTAAAACTTCTGGTTTCTTAGGTGCATTTTTTGGTGGAGATGCAAATGGTGGAATAAAGAATGCATTCAAAAATGCTGGAAAATGGGCATTGATTGGTGCAGGAGTTGGTAGTTTTATTCCAGTAGTTGGAACTATTATTGGAGGTTTAATTGGTGCGGTAATAGGTGGAATACTTGGATTTATTGGTGGTAAAAAACTTGCGAAAGGTTTTGATAAAATAGGTGCATGGTTCAAAAAACAATTTGATGACCTTATTTTAGGACCAATCAAAGCAATATGGGATCTCATTGCACCAGACTGGGCAAAATCAGTAACAAATAATATGGAATGGAGTGACCTACTTCCTCCCGGCCTAACCAAACTTTTCAATGGTGAATACTTTACATTTGATTTTCCAAAATTTGAATGGGTAGATATCTTTCCAAAATTCCTAGTTGATCTTTTCAAAAATTCGATGAAGGGTGTAAAAGAAGCAGATTTTAAATGGACAGATTTAATGCCAAAATTTCTTGTTAAGTTTTTCTCAGGTGAATACGATAAAGAAGGTTCATTTGAATGGAGTGATCTCCTACCAGGATTCATTACCAAAATAATCGGCGTTGCAAAAACTGCATGGGCAGATACTCCGTTCACATGGAAAAGTTTAGTACCAAATTTCATTCTTAAAATCATAGATGGATTTACAGCAACAGGAGAATTTTCATGGATGGATTTGGTTCCAAAATTCATATCAGACTTAGTAGCAGCAGGCGCAGATGAAGCAACCAAAACTGGTGCATTTAGTTGGAAGGCTCTTCTCCCAGATTGGATGATAGGTGCATGGGATTCTACAAAAGGATTAGCTAGACAAGTAGGTGCTTTTGATTGGAGAGCAATACTTCCAAAATTTATTGCAGATTTATTTCCAGGAGATCAACCCCTAACAATCGCCGCTGGATTAAGTGCTGTCGCTGGATTTGATTGGAGAGCATTACTTCCAAAATTTATTGCTGATCTATTTCCAGGAGATAAACCTCTTACTATAGCGGCCGGATTGGCAGCAGTAGGTGCATGGAATTGGAAATCTCTCTTACCAAAATTTATTCAAGACTTCATTACTGATCCTACACAACTCGCAGGAGATGAATATAAGTTTGATTGGAAAGATCTCTTACCTGAATTTATTAGAGATTTCTTCGGTGACAAGAAGATTGATAAGGTTGCAAAAACAGCCGGTCTAGCTATGGATTGGTGGAAGTCTCTACTTCCCGATTTCATTGTAAATATAATGGAAGGCAAGTCTCCATTCGCAGACAGAGATGAGGGTGCAGACCTGAAGAAAGCAGAAGAAGCTAAAAAGAAACTTGGAGAAGGTGTAGCTGATCTGACTGGTGGAGATGCGGGTGGTGGAATCGCAGATATGTTTAATCTTGGAACTTTGATGGCTCCAATTAGGGATAAGATAACAACTCTCCTAGATCCAAAAACCGCGCCTTGGGGATTGGGTAAATTTACTGGGTTTTTACAAGAAAAACTATTAGCCATGATACCAGCAGTTGGCAAAATGGCAGAAGGTGGTTTGGTAGGATTGTCTAAAATGGGACCACAAAGTATGGGTGCAGCTATGGGGCTTGAAAGTGGTGGATTGTTTACTCTGTCTCAGGGGGAATTCGTTCTTGACAATCAAGCTGCAGCAACATTCCTACAAGCGGCTTCGATATTAAAAGGACAAGATTTAAGTAGTGGTCAAAGTCTTATGGACTTAGAGAGAGACAAGCAGAGAACAGTCGGATCATCGAGCACTGTGGTTGTTAATAATACAACAAGTAACCAAGTAAACTCTTCTCAACCTGTAGTACTCCCCGCCTCAGGAGTTAGTCCAGCTAGTCCAGAGACAAGGATGAGTTGAGCAATTAAGTTTTATTTATAATATCCATCTGACAAATAGTAAATAAGGGCGTCAATCAAATCAGGGTCTCCCCATGATGATGCCGCCCATATTACTAACAAAGCACAGAATAAAAATCCAAACAAATTACTTTCTTTACTCATTATTCTTGTTCAGCCAATTTTGCAAAGTATGAATACTCTTCTGTATCACCAGCTGAACCGGCTGATTCTGCGGTTGTAATACTTTCAACAACAGGATCTACATGGGGAGTAGTCATAGGTTTACCACCATCAAATGGCGCATCGAAACTATTAGACTTTGGTGTAGGGGTATTAGTTGTTACTCCAAGTACTCTATCCAATTTCTCTTTCAACTCTGCATAAGTCTTGAAGTTCTTTGGATCAGTAAAATCTTCCAATGAATGTTCTGTTTTCCAAATTTCTTCCATCTTAGCGTCATCTGCATCAAGAGGAGCTGGATTTTCAAATTCACTCTTATCATAATTTGAGAACCCATCAATCTTACGAATCTTTATTTTGAAATTCGCGCCTTCCCATAAATCAAAGGGATTGACTGGAGTTTCATCTTCGAATTGAGGATTCATCTTATCATTGAGTTTGTCCCAGATTTTCTTCCCATACTTGTACAGGCGAACTTGATTTTCGTTCTGAGGATTTGCTGGGTCTTTGAGAACATAAACATTTGAGACATAAGTAAGTCTACGTTTCTGTTTACGGGCGATCTCTTTGTTCGCCTCGATACCTGAGTTCCAGAGTTGTGAATTATGTTCACTTACTGGATCTTTTTGACCAAGAGTGGTCAAAGAGTTTTCAATGTACCATCCACCGGGTCCTTGAAATCCATGATTCCATGAACGTGACCAGGGGAGATCTTCTCCATCTGGAGCAGGGAGGAATCGAACAACGGCCATTCCGTTGCCTGACTTGTCCAATTCTGGACGCCAGAATCGATCATCATCACCTTGACCTCTTGAGGGGGTATTTATTTTTGCGGTTTCTTTTAGGAGGGATTGGAGTTTATCTCCACGTTTTTTCTTCATATCTG